CTCCGTATGATGAGTTTTGCTATGTCGCAGAAAGACTCCCCGACTACCTCAACGACCGCAACGCCTGCGCGGAGTTTGAGAAGACGCTGACGGACGCAGAACACGACGCATATCGCGCACACATCTGGGAGATGACATTTATGCCTAGAGATTGTTTTTCCGCCACCGCCCGCCAACGCAGCATCGCATTCCTCAAAACGAAAGGAATCCTGCCATGAAAACTAAACAATGGATGGTAATTCATTCGTCCGGCAACCTTTACGCCGCTAGCAATGCCGGAACTCAAAAAGAGGCCAAGAAACGTCATTGTTCAGACACAGGCAATCCGTGGCCTGTTGCATACAAAAACGGGGATCGCCTCGTAAAGGTAGCAATCTCAATTATCAAAGAACAGCTATGACCCCCACCCAACTCGACCACCTCAAACTCATTGACGCACATCTTGAACGTCTCATCGGCATCGCCTCAAAGCGGACGCCGGGGGAGTGGGAATTAACTTACGAGGGGGGCAACGGTGGCGCGTCATTCCCCCGCATCATAGACCCCGGAGACTTCGCTGCGTCAGCCGCCGAAGTATCTATTGAGGACGCCTTCTTCATCGCTGCCTCCGCAGGCAACGCCGAGGCCGGGTGGAGAGCGACACGGGCGACGATTGCTGCCATCGCGGAATACTCAATTCTCGATGAGAATCTGGATACCATGATGAACACTATCCTCGCCGCCTTCCCCCTCGAAACCCTTAAATAAATCAATATGACCATTGAAATCAACCGCACTCCTGGCATCCTTGCCGCTCTTGATTACCTAAACATGACCGTGCCGAAAACGCCTGTCATTGGCCGCATCAAACAATTTTCCAAAGCCCCTCTGCTTTGGACGCCGAAAACCTCGGTGGAATTGAGGAACACTAAAACACAAGACTAATATGACAGAAAATACAGAAACAGCAGCACCGACACGTCAGCTTGCGAAGCAGCAAGCGACACTCAAAGACCTGATTAGCGGAGATAAGTTCCGCGAACAAGTTTCCCTCGCGCTTCCAGCGCATCTTACGCCTGAGCGTTTCAGCCGTATCGCTTTGAATGCCCTTCAGCGCACACCGCAGCTGCAAGACTGCACGCAAGCCAGCTTGTTTAAATGCTTGCTTGATATGGCAGCTATGGGCATTGAGCCTGATGGTCGTCGGGCGCACTTGATTCCATACGGCAACGAAGTCACGCTGATCCTTGACTACAAAGGTCTGCTGGAACTCGTTCGTCGTTCGGGCGATGTGGTCAGCATTCGTTCCGAGCTTGTCTGCGAGAACGATGAGTTCTCATGGGAGAACGGTAAGGTCACGCACAAGATTGACTGGCGCAAACCCCGTGGCGAAATGCAAGCTGTGTATGCCGAGGCCGTTCTCAAGTCTGGCGAAACGCAAACTGCAACCATGACCAAGGATGAAGTGGATGCCATTCGCAAACGCAGTCGCAGTGGTAACAATGGACCTTGGGCAACTGATTTTGGGGAAATGGCGAAGAAGACAACCCTCCGCCGTTTGTGCAAACTGCTTCCGCTCTCACCTGAGATTGCCGAGCACGTTGATAAGGATCAGGACATTCGCACGGAAATTGACATCACGCCGAAGCCTGCCGCCTCCCTCAACCTTCCAAGCCAACAGGAGGTCGCACCATGATTATCCACGACGAAGCCACCTACCGAGCGCATCCCGCTCTCAATTATTCTTCAGCTAAATCACTGCTGAAATCGCCCAAGCACTTTCAAGCCGCGCTCAATCGCAAGTTTGAGCCAAGCCGCGAAATGATTATTGGCAGCGCGGTCCACAGCATCGTTCTGGAGGGCAAGCAACCTTCCTACATCGTTCGTCCTGCTGATCTCGACCTTCGCACCAAGGATGGTAAAGCATGGCGGGATAAGCACGCTGGCATGGAAATCGTTACGCAGGAAGATCACGACATTGTGCTTAAAGCTGCCGCTGCTGTGCAAGCTAGTCTTGACGCGCAGTATCTTCTCAAACTTTGTCCGCACCGAGAGATTGGTATTGTCTCCAATTACACCGGAGTGGAAATCAAAGGGCGTCTTGATGCTCATGGCAAAGACGAAGCTGGAAAGCCGATCATTCTGGACTTCAAGACAACGAGCGATGCTGATCCTGAAACGTGGGGCAAGAAAGCCTTTGGCCTTCGCTACCCCATGCAGACAGCATGGTATGAATCTCTACTAGCTCTTGAACTTGGCCTTGAAGAACCACCTGCTTATTTCTGGCTTGTGGTTGAGACGCAAGACCCATTCGATGTTGTGATTTATCAGCCACCCGAAGAAGCTCTGGAGATTGGCCGCGCTCAAATGAAGCATTGCATCGAAAGCTATAAAACGTGCCTTGCCACAGGTAAATGGCCGGGATACACAAAAGGAATCATTCAGCTTGAAGTTCCTGTATGGGAACGCAAACGCTGGATCAAGTAAGACAAACACCAAAGACAAACAAAATATGAATGAAAATATCACATTAGTTATTCCCAACGGGGATATGTTGCCTCAATCCATGCTGTCTAATATCCGCGAAGGATTCCAGTCAGCATTTGAGCAAGCTGAAACATGGAGAGAAAAAGCTCTTGCTATCAAAGTCACTTCATTGGCAGACAAAGAAGCTATGAAACAAGCTCGCGAAATGCGTCTAGTTTTGAAAAACATTCGTGTCGAAGCCGAGAAAAAACGCAAAGCTCTAAAAGAAGATGCTCTTGTAATGGGGCGAGCCATTGATGGTGTAAACAACCTGCTTCTTGCGGCCATCCAGCCACTTGAGAGGCACCTTGAAGAACAAGAGAGGTTCGCTGAACGCTTGGCTGAACAAGAGCGCCAACGCCGCTTGAGTGAGCGCACCGAAGCACTTCAACCATATCTTGAAGCAAATCAGGTGATTCCAGCCTTGGATGCGATGACAGACGACCAGTTTGCCAAGTATCTTGAAGATGCGAAATTGCTGCACGCCGCTAAGCTCGAAGCAGCCAAAAAAGCCGAGGCAGAACGCATCGCTCGCGAGCAAGCTGAAGCCGCTGAACGTGAACGTCTCCGCATTGAGAACGAACGCCTCAGAGCGGAGGCTGCTGAACGAGAAGCCAAAGCAAAAGCAGAGCGCGAAGCCGCTGAAAAGGCTCAACGTGAAGCCGCTGAAAAAGCTCGCAAAGAACGTGAAGCTATTGAAGCCAAAGCAAAAGCAGAGCGCGAAGCCGCTGAACTTGAGCTTAATCGCATCAAGGCGGAACAAGAGGCCGCAGCCAAGAAGGAACGTGAAGCACGCGAAAAGTTGGAGCGCGAGTTGGCAGCAAAAAAAGCAGCCGAAGAAGCCAAGGCTAAAGCAGAGGCCGAGGTAATTAAAAAGGCTGCACAAGCTCCTGATAAAGAAAAGCTGCTACTCATTGCTGAATCGGTTCGGTCCATCAAGATGCCATCTGTTTCGACAGATGAAGCAAAATTGATTCTTGCTGACATCTCAACCAAACGGGATAACTTCGCAAAGTGGATCGAAAATCAAATCGCCACAATTTAACACCAAAGACAAAGACACATGCCTAACAACACCATCAACGTATCCTTCGACCTGCTTAAACTGCAAGGCGCGAAGAAAATCACAGCTAAAGACGGGAAGCCCTACATCGCTATCTGCATTCCAGAAAGCCGCATCAAGGTTTTCAACCGCAAGGACGGCAGCGAAAGCCTATTCTTGGAACTCGACATCAAATCAAATCGTGATGGCGAGGACAAGTTCGGCAAGACCCACTTTGTTGCCGAAGCCACCACCAAGGAGGAACGCGCCGAGAAAGTGAAATTGCCCATAATCGGCAACGGAAAGGAGTTCATCTTCAATTCAGGTGGAGGTGGTTCCAAGCCTGCTCCACGTCCAGCGAAGCAGGATTCGTTTGTGGATGACAGTGGAGACGACACAAGCATACCTTTTTAGTTGAGTCCCATTCTAGAGTGTGCCATGTTAAAAAATGGAAAAAACCTGTTTTAAATGTGGCGCACTCAAATCATTAAGTGAATTTTATGTTCACAAACAAATGGCGGATGGACATCTTAACAAGTGCATTGTTTGCACAAAAAAAGATGAAAAAGAAAGATTCTACAAAAAACTAAAAGATCCAAAATGGAGGGAAAAAGAACTTGAAAGGCATAGAATAAAAGCAGCTCGCTTTAGAAAAGAGGGTCGTTTGGCCAGTAAAAATGCTTCAGTTAAAGGCAAAAAGAAATGGGCAAAAGCAAACAAGCACAAAAGATTTGCACAATCATGCGTAGCAAAAGCAATTAATTCTGGGATTATTCGTCGGGAACCATGTGAAATATGTGGATCAAAACAACAAATTCACGCACATCATGACGATTACTCAAAACCTCTTGATGTTATTTGGCTTTGCCCCAAACACCACGGCGAACGACATGTTGAAATCAATAAAGCAAAGCGTTTAAGCAACCTTAACACCCCGTTGGCCGAGGGGAATATCGGCCAATTTATAATATGAAGTTACATATTGGTTTAGACCCCGGCGCATCAGGCGGCATCGCCGTCATCCCCGACAATAATCCCGCGAAAGCGTGGGCCGTAAAAATGCCTGAGACTCTGGCGGATTTGTGGGATGAACTGAGCAAGCATGAGCCTAGATGGGCTGGTGTTGAGGGCTTCGTTGTCCACGCATATCTTGAGCGTGTCCACTCCATGCCGGGACAAGGAGTTGCTTCATCATTCAAGTTCGGCCAAGGCTTCGGCCACCTTGAGATGGCACTCACCGCTGCACGCATTCCTTACACTTACGTCACACCTCAAAAGTGGCAGAAGGAACTTCAATGCTTGACTAAAGGCGACAAGAACGTGAGCAAAGCGCGAGCACAGCAGTTGTTCCCGCATATCAAGGTGACTCACGCGATTGCAGATGCCCTGCTCATCGCTGAATACTGCCGGAGGACCATGAAGTGATGCCCAACGCCAAACAGCCATCCCCCGCACGCAGGCTCCACGAACAGATGGCACGCTTGCTCAACGGGACAAAAGCTCATCACGACGAAGTTACCGAAATCCTCATTGCGTTTCTAGCGATTCAAGTTGCAAGTTACAATCCGCTTGAGCGCATAGACGTTTGGGACGCAGTTATTGATACTCTCGACGACATGATTGAGGAAATCAGCGAAATGAAGGACGAAGAAATCACAATACAAAACTGATATGACATCCGAATCCAAACTTGAAGCAGTCTGCAAAGAACTTGACGAGGCAAATGCAGAACTTAACATAAAATATATTGAGTATGACAGGTTGTTCGATGAGGCAGAGAAAATTAGGCAAGAACGCGACGAGGCTCAAACCAAACTCAAAGAGGCCACGGAGCTGATGAAAGATGCCATGTGGCAGCTTATGACTTTCCTGAAACCCGCAGACACAAAAACTAAAAACATTATCCATGCACTTTGTCACGCGACCGACAAGTAGTGAAAGCGAGTCAGTATGCTGAAGCCAACCAAAGCCCATTTGCGAGCCAAGTGACTAGAGACACCCAACATCTTGTAGCGAGTCAACTATGAGCGACTATTTGACATCAACTTCTGCGTGAATATATGCAGAGTGCCGTGTGGAAACGGCAGATCGAAGACAATGAAACTAAAACTATATCCTCCCCACCTTGCAGGGCCGCCGTCTTCCGGTTTCCACCCCTGTTTGAGTGGGGAGGGCCGTTTTAGACTATGAACAACTGGTATGCCAATTTACTTTTAGACCATCGTTGGTTGAAAAAACGTCGAGAACAATTAGCCGTTGACCATTATCAATGCGTTTCTTGTCGGAAAAAGCTCAATGAAGCTACGCTGGTGGTTCATCATATAGGTTATGTAACTGGTTGGATGCCTTGGGATTATCCATCTGATTTACTGCAAACCCTTTGTCTTGAATGCCACAATAAACAGCACGGTGACAAGAAACCCATTTATGCTGTTTGCCATTTATGTGGTATCTTAACGCCAGAAGAACAGATCAATGGGCGAGACGAGAAGCATGAGTGGATTTGCGAGCCTTGCATTTTGAAATCCATTAAGGAGGAAAACGAATGAAAAGATTTACTGAAAGTAGCAAATGGTCAGACCCTTGGTTCCGCCGATTATCAGGAGCAGCTAAGATGCTCTGGTTCTACGTTTTAGATCATTGCGACAATGTAGGGATTGTTGAGATTGATTTACAATTAGCATCACAAGATTGCGGCATAAAATGTAACGCTGAAACAGTTGCCGAATTAGGTGATCGTATTCAACACATCGGCGGGAATAAATATCTTATTGGCAAGTTTATCAGCTTCCAATATGGCAAGCTGAGTCCTTCATGCCGACCCCATGAAAAGATTCTGGATGCCATTGAATCCAATGGATTGACTCAGGTTGGCAAGGTTTATGTTTATCCAGTTTCGCAAAAAGATAGGGTATCAATACCCTATCAAGATTTTACAGATAGGGTATCAGATACCCCTAAAGAAAAAGAAAAGGAAAAGGATAAAGAAAAGGAACAAGACAAGAATAAGGATACCCTTTGCACAAATCGTGCTAAAGCTACTCGGCAAGAACTTGACCAATTTTGTCGGCATAATGGACTTTATCCAAGGGATGCAGAATACCTTTGGTCGCGTTGGGAAGGCAATGGTTGGATGAACGGCAAATCCAAAATAAAAGATTGGCGTTTGACCATCAAGGCTTGGGTCGCACAAGGATATTTGCCGAGTCAGAAGCAACGCCTTCCGATTGATTTTTGGCCCTCAACGGAAACTTCTCAAGAGCAGTCCGAAGAATCAATTACCCTTGATAAGTTTTTGAAATCCATTCAGGAGCGTTCTGCCATTCCTCAAGAAAGCGAACCCGATACTCAACTTGAATCTGATTCCGACGAACTGTTCTGATGCAAACTTTATCCGACATCTCGGCTCGTTTGGCTGGTCAAGCTCTCAAGGTGGCTCAAATGCTTCTTCCCGCTGGAAAGTTGGAAAGTGGCAGAGATTGGGTGTGCGGCGATGTAACTGGCAAACCGGGAGATAGCCTCAAAGTTACCATCACAGGGGCTTATGCAGGGCAATGGCGCGATTGGTCAACCGACTCCGATAAAGGAGATTTGATTGATCTTTGGCGTTTGTCCAAAAACATCACAGCAGGGGAAGCTGTTCGCCAAGTTAAGGAGTTTCTTGGCATTGTTGATCCTGTCAAAATGGAGCGGAAAACTTACCGCCGACCTCCAGAAATCAAAAGTAGCAATCTTCATCCAGAAGGTCAGGCCATGAACTTTCTCAAAAATGAGAGAAAACTGACCGAAAACGCCATTTCTGCGTATTTGGTGCTAGGATGCCCTGAGAAGCGTTGCATAGTGTTTCCAAGCTACTCACCTTCAAAGGAGCTTCTAAACCGTTCTTACCGCACTCTAGGGGCAAATAAACGGGTTTGGCAAGATGCTGAGTGCGCTCCATCTCTTTTTGGGTGGCAAGCCATTCCAGAACAGTCTTATCGAGACAGAAAGATCATCATTTCGGAAGGGCAGATTGACGCAATGACTTGGTATCAATGGGGATTCCCAGCGTTAAGCATCCCAAACGGTGCTGGAATGTCATGGATTGAGCACGAATGGGAGAACCTAGAGGCTTTTGATACAATTTACATCGCTTTTGACGCCGATGGTCCCGGTGCAAAATTCACTGAAACCGTGGTAAATCGCCTTGGTAAGCATCGTTGTCTGATTATTACGACACCGAAAAAAGACGCAAATGATTGCCTTAAAGCAGGTTATACGAAGGATGATGCCGCTGAATGGGTAAAGAACGCCAAGACTCCAAGTCTGAAAAAATTAATCTTAGCCAAAGATTTACAGTCACGGATTGAACAAGAGATGCTTCCTAAACCGGAGCCGTTCACGTTGCCTTTCCTAAAGGTGACAACGTGGGAAACAAATCAGGAAGGATTTTGGTATCGTCCCGGTGAGGTTACAATTGTCGCCGGATACAGCAGCGCAGGGAAAACAACCTTTTTGAATTTCCTTATGTGCAATTTGTTGGCCGATATGAACAAGATGTTTGTTGCCAGCCTTGAAATGCCATGTGCTCAGTTGCTTCTCAACCTCATCAAAATGTTCGATGGGAACTGTTCACCACAAACAGTTGAACATTTTTTGAAGCACGCTGGCGATAATATCGCTTATGTGGATCACATTGGTTCGATGGGGGAGAAAGACTTGCTTGAAATGATGTGGTTCGCCCATCGTCGTTATGGTTGTGAGCATTTTATTATTGATTCACTTATGCGGATTGAATCGCTTGAAGAAGATTATCCAGCGCAAGGTAAGTTCGTTCAGGTTTTACAAGATTTTGCAAAACAAACTGGATGCCATGTTCACTTAGTTGCTCATCTTGGTAAGCCTCCACAAGTCACGCCAAAAGGATTTAGGCCATCTATGTATGCTGTTAAGGGTAGCAGTTTACTTGTAAATGGGGCTGACAACATCCTTTTACTCCAAAGAAACATGGAGAAAACTAAAGGGGAATACACCGATGAACAGAAAGCATCCATGCACGATGTTGAGATAATTGTAGAAAAGCAACGTGCTACTGGATGGACAAACGCTATCAAGTTGAAGTATCACCCAGCCAAACGCACGTTTAGCAAAATGTAACCTCTTGCAAAACTCACCTTGACGCATAACCTTCTGTCAAATGGCAGTCGCCGCAAAACCAGTCAAAGACAACCGAGTCATCAAATATGGGCGTGTTTGGCCCAATAAACCTTGGGGTCCGAAGGGCAAGATTATTCCTTGTCCTGAGTGGTATATGGAGCTTTGCATTTTGCGTGGCTATGACCGAATGAAAGCCATTCCGGGCAACAAACTAGTCAGTTGGCCCCAGCATTTTGTGAACTTTACGAAGATCGTGTTTGGCGATCCAAGGGGAATTTATTACTTTGAGTGGAATCCAAATGCCATGCGGATTCTTGGCAACTTCTACAAACACAACATACTTGCAATAGCGGGTCACAAATCTTCGTCTAAAACGAACACACTAGCAATGATTGGGGCAATGTGGTTTTTTATCTTCCCCAAAGACACAAAGGTAATTGTCACGTCAACCACAGTTGCAGCAGCCAAAGACAAAATCTGGGGGCAAATCAAACTCATCTGGATTCATCTGGAGAAGTATTTCGGCCCCAACTTTATGCCGGGGAAGCTAGTGGATTCACAGAACCGTATTCGTTTTGAGCATGATGGGGTCAAAAGTGAAACGCGAGGCATCATTCTTCTTGCCGCAGAAAGCTCTTCTGAAAAAGACTCCGCTGACAAGCTGCAAGGCACAAAGGCCGAGCAAATGATAGTAATGGGCGATGAGTTTGCCACCCTAAAGCACTCGTTGGTAAACACAGCCCTCAACAACCTTACGGCCAACAAAAAATTCAAGTTGGCAGGCGCATTCAATCCGAACTCGTTTTATGATCCGGGTGGCATCATCTCACGTCCCAAAGGAGGATGGGCGACCATCACTGAGGACGATGACGAATGGGAAACTGAGATTGAGCCTTTTGGCCTCAAGGGGTATTGCATTCGATTTGACGGTGAGAAATCGCCAAACGTGGTTCTTGGTGAGGAACGCTGGAAAGGGCTTCTTACCCTTGAAAAGCTGCAACAGATTGGACCGATTGGAACCAAGACGAAGGGCTACTACGAGCAGATTCGAGGTTTTTGGAGTCCTGCTGGCGATCTTGATTCCATCTACACCGAGACGGAAATCGTCAAGTATGGGGCTGATCGTCCTTGCACCACATGGGTTGAGCCTCCAGTCATTGTTGCTGCGCTTGACCCCGGCTTTGTGCATGGAGGCGACCGTGCTGCTTTGGCTATCGGTAAATCAGGCATCGCGGTCAACGTGGACACTCAGACGAAACAAAAAGTGTTTGAGCTTACCCACTTGTATGTGCTGGATGAGGACATCACAAACAAGAGCATCTCCAAGGTTGAATGGGTGGTTCAGCTTACCAAAGAAAAGCTGCGAGAGCATAAAGTGGATGTGCGGAACTTTGCCATTGACGCAACAGGTGGCGGTGAACCTTTTGGAGCCTTGATTGCACGCGAGATTGGCCTTGGCTTCATTAACATCAAGTTCTCCGGCAGAGGCTCGGATATGCCAGTTTCTCGAAACGATAATCGCAAAGGGTGTGACCGCTTCTTCAACATGGCATCCGAGCTTTGGTATGTGGGTCGAGAGCTTGTCCGCACAGGGCAGCTTAAAGGGTTGAAACCAGACGTGGTGGCCGAATTGGTTTCACGAACGTATCAGGAAAAGGCTGGCGTGGTTCAAATCGAGTCCAAGAAAGACATGAGATTGCGAACCAAGAAATCCCCAGACTTGGCTGATGCAGCCCTCATGTGCCTGCACGTTGCGCGTGTTCGCCACGGTCTTTCCTCCAATGAAAAGGCCGCTGTCGTCATGCGCCCCCGTCAAGGAATGAGAGAGTTTGATCTCGGCTTCTTGACGAAGAAGCCAACGCAGAGTATGCTTCCTGAAAGCCGACTCATTTCATTCGGAGGTGGGTGGGCAAAACAGATATGACAAAATCAAATTCAAATACCCACCTCCAAATTTGGAGGTCAAGAACTTGGGGGCATTATCATCCCTATACCTACAACTGGCATCCTGAATGTAAGAAGAATTTCCCAATATTTCATGCACCTCTTCCAGATAAGCATGAATGGTTGCGTGAGATACAAAAGAACAATCCGTTGGGAAGTATGGATTTTTACTTTGAGCGCGTATCTAGCAGGGATTGCAGGTTTGACCTCATCAATCGTTCATTTCCATGGTCCTCGCCCAAGCAAAGGGAGCTTGCAGCACGAAGGAAGACACCGATCCACCCTTTGAAAACAAATTAAAATATGAGCACCGACCATCAAATCGCATGACCATCTCCCTCCTTCACGCCACTCGTCGCCCCGAAGCCGCCAAAGCCTGTCAAAAGCTATGGCTCGAAAATGCGGACAACTCCGCCAACATCGAGATTATCACGGCTGTTGACCACGATGACATCGAATCCCAAAAAGCGTTTCCTGATGCTGTGATTGTTAATGGACATGAAGGAGCCTGCGCTGTATGGAACGAAGCAGCAAAACATGCTACCGGCGACATCTTGATTGGCTTGGACGATGACTGGCATTGTCCTCCATCTTGGGATCAGATCATCGAGTCCTACATGTGCAATGGTGCTGACATCCTGCATGTTGGCGACAAGCATCGCAAAGATGAACTGATTTGCCATCCCATCGTGTCTAAGCGTTTCTACGAAGCAATGGGCTATCTTTGGCACCCGTCCTTCAAATCGGTCTATTGCGACAACTGGTTCACCGAAGTTGCAAAACGCTGGGGCTATGTAGATGCCACAAAGGGAGGCAAGATTGACCTTGGTTTTCTTCATGCCAATCCCTCACAAGGTTATGGCGAGGAAGATGATGTGGCTCGCGAGTCGAACTCCAAGGAACGCTATGAGCATGGGGCTACGACTTTGGGACGTTTGCAAAGCCAGACCATTCTGGCCTTCACCTGCGCTGATCGTCCGCAGTATCTCAAGCCTACGCTGGATAGCTGGCTCAAAACCAACTTGTCGCTTTTGTCCTCAGTTCACTTCTTCATTGAGCCTACGGACAAGAGGCATGAATGCGTGGCTGTCATTGACGAGTTTGCAGCTAAGTCGCCGGTTCCTGTCATCAAGCATTTCAACAAGGAAAAGCTCGGCGTCCTACGCAATCCTTGGCACTTGTTTGACCACTGCTTCCGCATTGAGGGCGCAATCTTTACCATTCTTGGCGAGGACGACTTTCTTGTTTCGCCAGACATTCTTGACTTTCTTTGGGGAGCAAGCCGCTGGAATCTGCATGGCGACGAGAAAACAATGGCGATCTGTGCTAAGTGGGTAGGCGATAAGGCTAACAAGAATCCCGCGACATGGCATCGAGTCACCGAGTTCACAGGCAATATCTGGGGAACATGGCCCCATGTGTGGAACAAATACCTCAAAGACACTTGGGATTTTGACTATTCCAGTGGGAAAGAGGACGAATCTCCCGCAGGCTGGGACTGGAATATCCAGCTTCGAGTCATGCCAAAGAACGACCTGCATTGCATTGTCCCAACAGCCTCAAGATCTAAGCACATTGGCATCACGGGAGTCCATTGCACCGAGGAAGTTTTTGATGACACCGTGGCGTGGAACTTTGTGGAACATAAGTATGATGGCGATTACTTGTCCGTTGAGGATGCGGTTAAGCCAATCAAGGTAAACATTGATTTGCCTTCCGTGGTGGTATCCAGCAGCGGCGACTTAGGTGACTGCGTTGTGTCTTTAGCAACCCTTGTCTATCGAGGCAATCCAGCCATTTACCACCTTTGGGATGATGGCATGACTAAAGGGATTGTGGCCCGTGAAAAATTCATCCGTCCGTTCCTTGAAAGCCAGCCCATCATCAAGGCTGTCCGCATCGGAAGGCCAAACGAATGTGATTGGCGTTCAGAGGATTTCCGTCACCGTAGTTTGCATGACGGATTCTCCAACTTGGCTGAAGTCCACGCCAAGCACGCCAGATTGGTTGGATTTTTGGCAGACGTTCCGAGGTTTGATCGTCCTTGGCTGACGCTTTTTGACGTAAAATCCCACGGCAGAATCGTGGTCAACCGCAGTCCTCGTTACCACAATGACAAGTTTCCTTGGGGGAAGATCGTCAAGCACTACGGCAAACGCCTTGTTTTTGTGGGCCTGGATGAAGAATACGAAGCATTCAGCCACTTTGGGGAGATTGAGCGCGTCAAAGTCAAAGACATGCTGGAATTGGCCCATCTGATTGCTGGTAGCAGCTTATTCATTGGTAACCAATCTGTCGCCATGACGATTGCGGAAGGGCTGAAACACCCTCGAATCCAAGAGGCTTGCTTGTGGTTGCCAGACTGCATTTACCCCGGCGTGAACGTTCAATACATCGGCACGGGTGCGATGAAGCTACCCTCCATTGACGGTTCTGGTGAAGCCTGCATCAAAGCAGAAATAGTCATGCCAGAAGGCTTGGAAACGCCTCCCGGTGGCTGGCAGTATCCCGGCTTGCTCAAGAACTTGATGCACCCCAATGCAGCTATTTCGATGATTCGGCAGCAAAAACCCGAACTAAGCAATGCCGAGGCCAAGCAGCTACTTATGGAGTTCAATGCCGAACGGGTTCCTGAGTTCTTTGATAAAAGTCATCTTGACTCAGGATTGGCGAAGTATAGGCTGGCGATGAGAAATAACGGACACGCGATATGAGTGAAATAGACCGCAAAATAATTGAACTACTGAAAAGCATCGACTTTCCATCGCTCCTTTGTGTTCCGGTGGTTAAAGCCGAAATTGGTTTGGGCGTGGATGGAGTTATGCAAAATGTGATTCCATCTGAGCCAATCAATTTGCTCAATGAAGATGTTGCTGTTGAGGAAGCCAAGATTCAGCTAGAGGCTTTGATTGAAAAATGTAATTCAGCAATTAAACAGATTGGTGTCGAATCGCTCCGCTCCGCAGATATAGTTTGGCGTCATCAACAAGAATATCAACCACCCATTACGGGACGTTTTTTCGCTTGGATGCTAACCGAGCCGATGCCGAACGTAACCACCACCCATTTCAAACCCGTATCCTAACCCATGCTCATCGCCCTACCCGTCACAATCCACGACTCTGAACGCTTCAAGCTCCGCAACGATCTACTCATTCAGTTTGGCGGACTCCTTGACCACACAGCCACCATTATTTACGATCCAAACGTAAAAAAGGTTGCCCAAGAAGAATACGACCGTCTGCTTAACACCTTTGGCAAGGTGGACATTGCTCAAGTTACCACAGATTTGACTGACCCTAACTCCGTGGTGAACCAGAACATTTGCTTCTACCATGCGGTGATGAATCTGGCTCGGCTGAAGAATGAGCAGCCTTGGATTTACCTTGAGGCTGACGCTGTACCGACTTGCAAAGATTGGGCGAATCGTCTGCAAAATGCTTATCGTGCTTCTGGCGCGACTTACTTTGGCAACATCGTTCAGTTGCCCATGATTATCAATGGGCAGCTTGAGCTTGAGACGGGCGAAGAAATGATGATGGGAGTCGGCGTTTATCCGCCTAACATGACCGATCTGGACAATGGCATCCGCTCTTTGGTGATTGACCTTGGCAAGCAGGTTGGCAATCCAGCCTTGCCGTTTGACGTGTATCTCCGTGGGGAACAGCGCATGGCAGGATGGGCCAACACAGACCTTATTGCCGACCAGTGGAATACCCACAAATACCACGCTGTTGATGGTGGTTTTGAATGCGAGCCTGTCCCGATTGAGCGTAAAGTCCGCAATCGCGGAGGCTTTGTGTCCTCCAAAGCCCTCATCATCCACGGTTGTAAAGATAAAAGCCTTTACCAGCTTCTCAAAGGCGGCAAGACATCTGACACGAAAACTGCGCCAGAACGTGTCAAAACGCCTGAAAAGGCTCAAGAAACGGCTACTAGCGATTTGACCGAAGAAGAACTAGAGATTCAAGCCCAAGTTGAAGCTCGCTTGAATGCTGGCTCGCTTCGGCTGAACGTCTTTGCCGATGAACTTGGCAAACCCAAGGATGAAGTCACCGTCATTCTCACCAAGATTGGCTACGTCGTTCAGAAGCCTAGCGGTTGGATCAAGAAAGCCTGATTATGAAACTCTTCACATTTGCTAGGACTAGAAATGAATGCGGCGGTCACGGAATTTACCGTGATGAAGAACGAATTGAGCGTTTCGGCCCTCATTTCCCGCCCGTTTTCCTCTCCTTTGAGTCTGCGAAAGCTTGGCAGGAAAAGATCACGAACCCGCTTACCAACGAGGATTTGCTGGCTCAATTCCATTGGTCCGAATGTCATATCGTCGAGCTTGAGCTTCAAGCGGGCCTTGTGACAAATGTTGAGAAAGCTGCCGCTGATTTGGTTTCTGTTCTAAACAGCCAATGTGAAAAAGATGAATGGCTGGTGGATGAGAAGCTAAAACTCCTCACTCAAGAGCTTGCCAAAATTGGAATGCTTCAGATTTGAACCATGATTTTCTTCACCGTAGCTCAATCAAATCCCGGAGGATCAATTCATCGAATGGGATCATGGGAAACCGGCGAGTTCCCTCCGTTATTTGCGACGAAACAAGAGGCTAATAACTGGAAGGAATCGCATGATAGCTTTCTTTTGAAGAAAGGTGAAATCGTTGAACTTCACTTTAATTCAATCACCAAAGTAGAGGCCGCCGCTGTCGCTTTTGCCAATGCCTTTACTGCTGAAAAAGAAGATGCTGCCGAAGTCGAAAAGACTGTTCACGCACTGATTGAAAAAATTAAATCGGTCAATATTTCATTTTTATGAAAGCATTGAAATACCTTCAAAAAAAAGAATGGAGCATGGGAAACGGGCAATGCCCAGAATGTTTTGGTATGCCAAAAAAATGGTTAGGTCATCCATGTTGCATGGATACTGACCAAATTGGTCACAAACTTGATTGTGGAATAGGACTCGCAATTCGAGAGCTTGGCGGAGATACTTTGTTTCTAGGTGAAGTTCATCCAAGAATAGAGCTAGAGTATTTCATTGACTCCGATGGCCAAGAAAAGATTCGGCCAAAGACTAAGGATGGATGTCCGATTTTGAAGGAAAAGAACAAAAAGGCCAACCAACATTTTCTGGATAATATCGCGGCTCTATGGGATGCCTAAACAGAAAAAGATAGGCAAGCAAAGTTAATGGCTGCTTAAACCTTCTGCCAGCAATGGTCAGGATATTGGATGCCAGTGTTATCTATCGTTTCAAGCGGCAGATGGACCTTCAAACGTAAAACGCACCCACAGCGGACGCAACCTTGAAGCTCGCTATCTCGGCTGGTGTCAGGCCATCCAATACGTTCTCCCACCCATTTTAATGCCGAATGGCAGCTCCAACAGATGCCCACGGGTTTGTTGTCATGGCACTTGGCGCAAATCGCGGCACGCCTTTCTGCCTCCTCTTTCGGGACAAACTGCATACCACCTTCTGTCCACTTCTTCACGCTGTTGGCAAAGCGATAAACGTCATCAAGCGTCATGTGGCGTTCAGGCTCGCCAATCTCTCGACACTCAATATGCGGGTTCTGCTCGCACATCTCATGGACCACAACGGCCTTCCAGTTGTCAGGGAACTCAATGCCGTTTGCTTCCCATGATTTTGCCACTTTGGGGTAAATGGCGTTAAGCGATAGGTCTTTGTGGACAATCCCTGTTCGGCTGTCGGTAAAGACAAAACCGGGAGCGGGTGGAGTCGTTGTCTGGTTAGCTATGGTTTTCATCTGCGATAAGCTCTCTTTAGAGCACGATCACGCACTTCATCTGCTTTGTCCTGCAAAAACGCTCTGGCGCGTTCTGTGGGCATTTGTAGCGCACGTTGACCGTAGCGCAGAAGCATATCGCGGTATCCCCTTCCGGTTTCCAGCGAGTAAGCATCAGCCTCTTCCTGAGTCAAACGGCGACGATTGCGACCTTTGCCAACCATGCGGTATTCGGCATTGGCAGGGGTCAGGAAGATATTGCGAGCATTCAGAGCGCCAAGAATCTTGTATTCGGGTTCAGTTGGACCCATCATAAACTCACGGGAACCAGGAATGACGTTGCGTTTGATTTGCTGCCCAAGGATGTCGTAGTATTCCTCGCCAACATAGCGGCGGTAAATCGGGATATGGGAAGCGGTTTTCTCCCACAAGCCTTCGTATTTGCGAAGTTCTGGCTGAGTGTAGAAGTCAATATCCTTGAGGATACGAGGCACAAATCCGCCAACCCAACCAGATGCAACTCTGGAAAGGCGATCCAAGTCTCTTTCAGTCGGGTCTTTGGAGGCCAAACGATTACCAACCAAATCTTGAAGGCCGCTAAGAGCAGGGATTTCCAAGGTGGATTTTACGCCAGAAACCATTCCAGCCACACCTTTGCTCAAGGCACTTTTCTCATCCCATTTTTCAGGAGAGAAACGAACCTGATCGGACATGGAACCAATGGCGGAAAGTATCTGATTTAGCGGCCAGTTCTGGTAGTTGAACACATACCAGCGGCCATTGAACTTGAAGCCCATCGTGTATTCCTTCTGTCCTTTGGCGAGCATTTGCTTCTTCTGGTCTGGCGTCAGGTTGGCCCAACCACCATTCCAAAAGTTGCCACGCTCTTCATCATCCGGCTCATCTTGGATAGCCTTGATGACGGAATACCCAACCATAAGCATCACAAAGCTAACAATCTGATTACGATAGATCGTTTCGCGGAAAGCATCTTTCCCCTTAATCCTGTCATCCTTGGCCTCAATCTGCCGAAGAAGTCCAGCAAACGGGATGAAGCTCAAGCCTTGGTTGAACTTGTTGCTGGCGTAGCGAACGAACTTAGAACCTGTCAAACCTGCCGCATTGTAAGCAGCGAATTGACGCAGATAAGCCAAGGAGAGGAAGGTGACAGCCTTGAGGTCTTTATGGCTAATCCAATCCTTCTTCATCTTCTCCAAATACTCGTCAGCGTTGGACTGACGTTGGGCGAAGAAACCTGTGATGGCATCATAAACAACGCCACCAAAACCCGTTGGGTGCATCGTCATGGCGGATTCGGAGGCCAGATAATCGGCATTCTCCATCTTGCCGCCTAGATTATTGATAGCGCGATACATCTCGGCTTCGGCATAAGAATCAACGAGAGCTTTTTCAGCCTGAGTTTTGGGAGCCTTATTGTCAAAGTAGTCTCGAATTACCTGATCCTTGTATGCCTTTAGGTTGAGCATCTTCTCAGCCTCGATGATCTTGTCTGTGCTCATGCCAGACATGCGTAGGGCAAGCGAAGCCGTTCCAGCCTTCGTGACCATGACGTTGAAAGCGTCAAGAGCAGTCAGGAGTCGGCTAACGAAACGGAGATACACACCGACATAGCGGCGAACCATTCGTGGGTCTTTGGCGAGCTTTTCAGCAAGTAGCTTGTGGCGTTGGAATCGCTGAAGTTGATCGAAATTATTTATTTCACTCAGAATGTCGGTTGAACCCGTTCCAAGCAAACCAACATCGCCCGTCCAAAGGTAGCTCCAAGCCCTGCGTCCAGATTGCTTGAATGCGCCAAGGTAACGAGCAAAACCTTTAAGCATCAGAATGGATTCTTCAATTGCGCCCTGAATGTCGCCTTTGACTAGCTTGGCAAGCATTTTGCGAGTTCCAATGGTAGCAATGCTGTATCCACCGTTAAGGAATGCAGCACCAATCGAGAAAATGGTTTGAGGGCCAAAGAGAACGCTGGAAGTCCACCAGTTAGAAATGATTTCGCTAACAGGAACGTCCATCGCACCAGCGAGTTCAACAGCAAACTCCATCGCCAGCTTATTGCGCTTGGCGGTGTTCATGTCCTCGTCCTGAAGTTGGTCGGCAAGTTTTTGAATCCGTTCCTTCTGCTCTTCGGTAAACGAGGTGCTGATGCCGTAGCGTTCGCCCAGAACCTTTATAAGGTCGTCGTTGTTAAAGCCTCCAAGGTTGACGATTTCAAGAATCTTATTGCGGGATTGTTGGAGTTTCTTCTCCACATCCTCGCTGATTTCATCGCGGTCGCGTGCCTTCTTGATTTCATCACGCAACATGCGGTCAAGAATAGTTTGCTTTCGATTCTCCCAAGCCTCGGCGTAAAGGTCAGCAAGGCGTTCCTTTTGCTCATCCGTGAGATTCTGGAAGGATGGAAGATCGGAAATGGCTTCAAAGATGCGCTGGCGGTATTCGGCAACGTCCTTTGGATTCGATGACAAGATTTTCCGCCAAGGTATTGCGCGTTCAAGAGGAACAGAGTCGGCTGGACGAGCCTTGTTCATCTCGCGGAGCAAATTACCCAGAGCTTTTGGTCCTTCAAGCATTCTGAAGGCTTCCATGGCTTCGAGGTCGGCCTTTTCTCGCTCAGCGGCAGTGAATAGACGTTTTGCAACAGTTTCGCTAACATTGAGCGATTTGAGTCTGGCAACAAAATCTTCAAGAATTACGGGACTCTTTACTTGGTCACGGAAAGCCTGAATGATCGTGTCTTTATTTGGATTGGTGTCAATTCCAGCAAATCCACTTTGACGCTTCAATCGCTCTTTAGCAAAAATGATACGATGAGCCTGAGCATCAGCACGCTCACCAACAACAGCCTTGCGTTGCAAAATCTTGTCCTGACGCATGGCTTCACGGGCATCAATTTCAAGTTCTGCCGCTTTCCACAAAATGCCTGCGGTTTTCTCATCAGCCCCAAGTTCGACAGCTTTGTTGACGAACGATTTTTCCGTCATTTGATTTGGCCCAACACCTTGCTTGACGCGCTCCTTGTAGAGTTCGCGCATGGCGTCCACATTGGGTTTCTTTTCCTTGATGATGAGTGGATCAGAGTAACGCTCTGACAAGTCTTTGAGGATTGCCTGAGCGGTTCTCTCCGCCTTGGAAACCTGCTCCTCGCTGGATTCCGTCTCACCTTCTTGAGGTGTTTCAATTTCCTTTCCAGCTTCAGCACGCTTCTTGGCTGTATCAACCATCTTCTTGCGCTTGGCGCGCGTCTTTTTCTGTTCTGGAGTTTTGGCTTCAGAATCCAATCCAAGGAACTCGGTCATCAAAGCATCGAACTCAGCAAGATCCTTCTCACGAGCCTTGTCTCGCTCTGCTTTTGGCATGCGAAGAATGGCGTTCAGCTCATCAATCTCCTTGCGTTGCTCTGCGGAGAGTGACGCCTTTGATCCTGTTTTAATGTCCAGCTTGTCGGCTCTAGCATACATTGCTAGGCGACGAAGGATCATTTTTGCCATCTCCCAGATGGTCTTTCTACGACCTTCAAGACCTTCCTCACCCTCACTTACTAGCTTGGCATATTCATCATCTTCAGCCGCGCTTTCCTGAGCCTCGACTTCAGCCTGCGTTGTTTCCTCGGCAGCTTTCTCTTCTGCTTTAGTAATGATGTCTGTAATCTTCTCGGTTCCGCCCGTGATGGCGTCAAGTTTGTCTTTGGATTTCTGCTCTTTTTGAAGTTTAGCTTGATTGAAAAGGTTTCTCCCCCTGTAACGTGGATCAGTTAGTGACTCTTGACGATTTTGAAGGGCTTGACCAGCTCCAGTTCCAGCATTGTAATAAATAATACCACGCTTCTCAGCCAACTCTAACTCACGCTTACGACGAGGGTTGCGTTCCTTCCTAATTTCATTTGCCAATCTGTTCTCAATCTCAATTCCAATCTGACTACGAGCAATCGTAATCATATCCGACGAGACATCCTTACTAACTTGCAGACCAACGGCTATCTGAAACTCAGGGTCTTGTAGAGCTTCAGCAACAACTAGAATGTCATTTGTTTTTGCCATCAAGTCGTCAATGAGCTTAATCGCTGGATCACGGTAAAGAACATACGATTTGACGTTATGTTCTGGAATCTCGGTATCCTTGAGAAGTTTGCCTTTGAACTTGGCCTTCTTATCAACACGGCCTTTTCCAGCTTCAGCTAAATCAACCTTGAACGATTTTGAAGCCTCTTCCGCATCTTCAATCGGAATCTTAGACGCCTTTGCAGCCCTCGGCATCACAACGACGAATCCAGCACGGCGACCTTCTGGGGTGGTGACGTTGATTTCGGATGTGTCGGAAAATTGAGCCAGATTGTTTTCAGCATTCTTGATTCGTTCCGAAAGCATTTCTCCGAAAACACCCTCCTTGGCAGATGCGTATCCATCACTAATCCATTGAAGAACGATCTCTTGCCATTCACGAAGCACGTTTGCTATCTTCCTGAATGCCGTTTCAGTTAATTGGCCAGTCTTTTTAAGCTGTATCAAAGATCTAACCAGTTCAGGTAAAACATAGGGATATTGAGCCGCTAGATCCAATAGCTCATTTAAACTAAGGTTGGCTATTTCTGGATTATTGTTATAAAGCGATAGGGATGATGCCAGAATCCTCCTGAGAGATTCAGCTTCTAAGTCGTTTAGCGAATCAGCCTTTTGAATTAAAGAGAAGGCAAGATTACTTTGTTCACCAAGAACAAATTGATCGAATGAAATTTTTTTGCCAGATTTGATCCATTGATTCCTCAAGCCGATCAAATCCGACAAGTGAATCAACTCCTCAATGACTGAATCTTTTGTGTATTGAGATGCAGCCTGCGGAGCCATCTTTTGCAACTCATCGAAACGCTCTTGTGATAAGGAGTATCCAATGATGATGCTGCCATCTGGCATAGCACGGACTTGTAGAGGCGCATTGTCATCAATTCTGATTCCATTGTTTGTAGCGAAGTTGGATGCAGGCCGAAGCACCCGTTGGACGAATTTTTTAGAGACGCCATTAATCTCACCAAGAGAGGGAGATTTTTCGGTGGATTTGCGAATAAGTTCATTGAATGGATTGTCTTTTTCAAACGCTTGTATCTCTACTTCTTGCTCAGGAATAATTTGCTCACCCTCCTGCAACACCGCCCCGTTGTCCTCAAACAAGTCCTGAAGCACGTTGCTGAACTCGTCCTGCGTGACTCCGGGCATCAGTTCTTCGGTCTTTGCGAACAGTTCGCCAATCGGCACCGCCACACTTGTATCCTTGGGCATCGCTTCGTAAGCACGACGAATGGCTTCACGCACGTCCATGTCTCTCTCGCTGTAAATCGTAGAGCGTGCAGCCTCGTTGCCTGCGCTGGTTGCAGCATCGGTGTCGGATGCGAATTGAGGACGGGAGAAGCGGATGTCTGGAGAAGCGGCTTGGAAACGCTGGGAAAGCGGGATCACGTTGCCATCGGCATCGCGGGTGATGGGGTCGGCTGACTTGATCTGCTCGGGAGAGAAGACGATGACTTCTTCGATGTTTCCGTTTTCGTCTGCCGTGAAAGCCGCATCCTTCCGCTTGGCTTTCAAGATTTCCAAG